AGTACCTTCAGTACGTAGACCAAAGCCGCCGTGTGAAGTTCCCCAGTTAGGAGCCTGAGCGCCACGCACCTGTGCAATAGTAGAAGCTTGTAATACAACTTCTCTAAACTCTGTGTCTGTCATGAATGTTTTCCACGCAAGTGGGTGCATCATTAGAACATCTGGTGCGAAACCTCTATTTAAAAGATAGGCGTATAGTTCAAATACATCTGACGATGTCATTGATCCATTTTGTGCTCCAGTAATATCTCTACCTGTGCAAACGCCAGCGTATGCTTCAGAAGGAGTAACATTATCTAGAATTTTATAACCCATCTCATTAACTAATTTTGCTGCTGTTCTTTCTTTACAGCGAGCTAGTGCGCGACCTGCCGCACGGAGCCAAATGTTAACTACATCAAACTGATTTTCCTTTAGAACATCCTCTGTAAGAGAGATCTTCAGACCGTACTTATCAGTAGTAATAGCTACCATATCTCCACCGTCTAGGTCGAGCATTCTTTCTGGATATTCTCCAGCCTGACCTACTCTACCAGCTTCCATAGCACCTAGTGCGCCAATTTGGACTCTGGATCCTCTTTCAATTGTAACCCTCTGGAACAGACGATCAACAATAAAGAGGTTAGGCTCGATTGCTTCTCGAACCACAGTTTCTACTGTTTGTGGAATAAAGCGCATTAGATCTTCAGCTGTGACAAGGTCGCGTAGTGTGAAACGCTCGATTTTACCATCTTGGTTTTCCATATAACCGCGATTAGTAAATGCGTCCACTATATTGTGATACATTACGCGAGATTCTTTGTCTTCGAAGCTCTCAATAGCAACTTCATCTCTAATATTCATATAAGGCATATTAATCCTCCATTAAGAAATCAGAAGTTGAATTCTCGCTAATCCAAACCAACCAGCACGGATGCTATCATACACCGCTTCGATTGTTGGAGCTGTACCAGCGCCACCATATGCGCCGATCTTTAGACAGTAATAAGCAAAGTCAAAAAGAACTTTAATCATACCAGCTGTCTGTGAACCAGGCATGCCAGAGCGAGGATAAGTAAGAACATCTTCTAGTCCGTTCTTTGGCATTCTGTTATCAATACTTAGAATTTTTCCTACTGTTTGGTTTGTTTTACACTGAATTATCGCGCTATCAATTGTGATACCGCTAGCTGTAGCATCTGTAAGCACAGGTTGTGGCTTATAGTTACCAAGAAAATCAGATTGAACAAAATAACCAGTTCTAAAAGCTTCGGCTTCTTCAATTGATAGATATGTGAACGCTTGGTTTACATCCCAAAAATTAGTTAAGCTAGAATAGCTTCCGTTAGTATAACGAGGACTACAACCAGAAGCGTAAGCGTTTGTGCCTTTAATATAAGGAACTTCTACATACCAGTCCGTCAGAACATGTCCGCCGTCAGGATGCATACGATAATTCAAATTCTTTCCACGAATATCTTGGTACCAATCATGGTACACTACACCAACAGGAGCATTCGCAGGGACTACGAAAGATCCACTTGCGGTTGCAAGTGCTCCTCCAATTCCCATTGAACCAGCTAAAACATCGTCAGCTGTGTAAAATCCACTAAAATCGGCACCACCATTAGATAATGTTAAAAGTCCAGCAATTCCGTCTTCATAGCCAAAATGACTTGAATCAATATTGACTTTAATTTTTGCACTACCAAGCTCGCTAGCTGAGTAAGCAATGGCAATTTGACCACTTGAAGAAGGATAAACTAGACCACTAGCAGGTGTTGTGTCTTCTGTGGATAGAACTGAAACAATGCGCCCTTTAGGAAGCACTGCATAATCTTCAGTGGTTACATCCTTAAAGGCTACTGGTAGATATTTGTACGGAGCAAAATACTCTGCTGGACGAATTCCTTCAGACTGTTCAAATCTCCAATTACGAAGATCTGACTGAGCATATTTGCTAGGTCTGGTACGGATATCGAACTTTTGGGTATTGTGCTGATTAAAAGGCAGGTTATAATTTGTTATAGCCATTATTCAGCCTCCATGTTTCGTCTATCTAATGAGAAAATTTTAAATCTAGGATCATTTGATTCATCAGATGTTTTGTCTTTTGAATCAGCGAGTTTTTGATTTTTCTTTTTCTCTAAGTCTTGAGTTGGATCATCAACTCGATCTTCTGAATTTACAGGTTGATTAAACTTTTGAATTCTGAGATCATTAAGAGAGTCTTCTAAACTATCAAGGGTACGTTTATTAAGACCACCTTCAATTGCTTTTCTCTCTTCATTATTATTATCGGTCATTTTTAAGTCAATTATGTTTGAAATAATTGAATCTTGATACTTTTTCTCTAAAACACACGCTTTATCGACATACTTATTAAGTGCATCTTCTTTTTCATATGTAATAGTTTCAACAGTTTGAACCTTATCTTCGAGTTCTTTAATTTTAGTATCTCTAGCAGAAACATCTCTATCAGCAGTTTCTTTTACTTCATCAAGTTGTTTCTGTAGACGTTGAACTTCATCAATTAACTCGTCCCTTTTCATCTTTTTGATATCTTTTTCTTCGTTAGCCGTTTTAGTAGGCTCTTCTAATGCAGAATCGGTATTTTCTACTTCAGGAAGATCAGAATCAAGATTGTCCTTAAACCATGCATTTAGCTCATTTGTTTCTTCAGTAGTGAATTCATCGTCCATTCTAAACAGAATATCAAAATCCTCCCCGACTTCATCTTTCTGAGGTACTACAGCATATGCTTGTCCTTTACGATATAAACTTGCACGAATTTTAGCTTTAGATTCATCTGAAGCTTTAATTCTGTCTAATAGACTAAGTCCTGCAGTTACATGAGCTTTATCATGGGCAGGAAAGGATCTATTTGGTCCACAAAACGCTGAGTCGGGAAGTTTTTCCCTTTGAGACGCAGATAACTTTGCGACTTTATTTTCCATGTGGTCCTCCAATACGAACCCATTTAGATATAATTCTCTACTATCAGAGAATTTTGTAAATTTAACCCATTCGCCACCAATATGCACTTCATCAATAATTGCATATTCGTCTGCAGGTTCATTTACAAATGAATCTTCTGTATAATCAATTTGATCAATAAGCCAAAAGATTGGCTCCCCTTTTTCATTATACGTTCCTTTTTTATGTTCACACAAACCATCTTCTGTAATAACTTGATTACATTCACTACAAATTACTCTACAAGAAGCAGAACCAACAGAAACAGTAGAATATCTACCATCAAGAATCTTTTCAATTGCATCCTGATCTGTTATTTTTGCTATTAATTGTATGTAATTTCCAGGGATTTTATTGACCGTTTCGCCTCTAATAATATTAAAGTCAATTATGCGACCAATTGGATCCCCTTTGATGTTATGTGCTACCAATTGCGGTTTATTAAAAGGAGATGTCCACGATTTAGCTCCCTTTTTAACCGCATTCTCAGTGTAGAGAATATGATTCTTGTTCATGTAATTGAAATGGGTAGCCTTGATTTTTACTAACAATAATTTTGGTAGATTACTTGAACTCATATAAACTCTCATCATTTATTGAACATTTACACCCATAGTTGAACGGGGGTATATGTGAATAGTTTAGGGCATTTACACTTAAATTAAACAGTTCGTGTTCATTACACTCATCTGCATCAATTAGTATAGTCTTGAATCCAAGCGATTTATAAATTAATATCTTTGCTACTGATTCAAGTTTTACTTTTTGTGTATCAATAAAATCATTTAATTCATTAAATAATATTTTTGATCCTAAATTATCATTACTTTTTTTAGAAAAATAAGAAATTTTATTAGATAAAACTTTTTCAGAATCATTTAAATAATCAGAAATAACAGTTTTATCGATTTCTATGTTGGGAAGATTAAACTGTCTAACGAGTACTTTAATATTCTCATTTATTTGTCTTGTAGCTTTAATATTAAAACTAGAAATTATATTCTCTAGTAAATTTTGTGTATTAAAATCTGTAATTCCGTTAGTATCAGATAAAGAATCAACTAAATTTATAATATCTGATTGAAACGTTTCAATTGTATTTCTAGTATATTTTGGTCTACCAGACGATTTTCCTTTTTGATTAGCTGGGGCTACTTTATTTGATACTGCCGCCTTAGCTTTTGCAATTTGAGAATCTACAGCACCTTGCGCCTGAATTTTAGGTATCTCTATAAGATTTAAGAAATTACGTTTTTCATCAAGTTTTTTATCATAGTCCATTTCATTTCTAGCTTCTTCTAGAGAAATCAGATTGTTCTGCCATTTTGATAATATATTAGTTTCAAATTTAATTTGTTGTTCTAAATCTATTTCTGGGAAATTAAATTCTACTTCATCATTAACGTTTCCAAATTTGCCATCTAGTAAAAATTCTCCAAATAAACCTATTTCAGTTCTATGTTTAATTATTTGTTGATATGATTTAGTTACAGTTTGCATAGAAGCATCTAATACTTCACTAGTATTTCTATTTGATGTTTCTACTTCTCCCATAGCTACTGGGGAAACGCCGAGGCCCGCATATATACGTTTTTTAAAATGATTAACGAAGGTCATTATATCGACTGGAGTGTTGGTATTAGATGGAACTTCTATAGTATGATGGCCTGGAACAACAAGCATTCCATAAGCAGGCATACTATTAATTTCAGAACTTACAGCCTCAACTTCTCCTGGAGCAGGAGGAATATCTTTATTTCCAACTTTATATAAATATAGTGGGATTGAGTATTGAAAGCCAAGAATTTCGATTTCTTCTTCTAATTTTCTAAGAGCCCTAACGTCGTCGAGGATGGATAAAAGACTAGACATTCCTGATAAAGTTCCTGGAATTTTATTAAACGCAAAATGAATAACATCTCTTTCATCATAATAACTTTCTTGGCCACGAACAGTTTGTTTATATTGTACCACGTTTCCATCGGGATTTAAACCAATCTCCATTGTGGTTGCTTCTGCAACAAATAAACCAACAATAGGCTCCATAGTTTTTCCATACATACGAAAGCGTTTACCATATCTAGACTTTGTATTAGATCTAACTTTAATTAAATATGCATTTGCATACGTAACTAGTTGTCTAGAAACTTGTTCAATTACTTCATGTAATGCGAGACCAGTAAGTAATTCAATTTCTTTAATACGTTTAATTACATGATTTTGAAGTTGTTCATTTTTAGAAACATATTCAAAACCATTCTTCATAATCTGTTCAACGAATAAGTTAACTACTCTTCTAAGTATACCATCTAGTTGAACGGCGTTTGCTATTGTTGGGAAATCATATTCTGGTCGGAAAAAATCTACATTATTTCTTAATCTTTGATTTTTTCTTGTTGTTCTTACATGTCGAATACCTGCAAATTTATATGTAGGATCTTCAATGTCTTTTTTATCTGTAAGAGAACGCCCGTTTGCAAGAATTTCTTCTTCCTCTATTTTTTGAGGCGGAGTATCAGAAATTAGTGCTTTTATCGCTATTCCTATGCGGTCGGATATTTTCATTATATATTCCTATTCTTAATTCTATCTAGATAGTTTTTAAGATCCTGTCCTCCAGGAAATCCTGCACATCCATCTGTTGCTTTCTTCATTGATTGTTCTACAGCATCACCACTAAATCCGTAATTATTTTTAATAAAACTAGCTATAGAATCATTAGAAAGTCTAGCTATATATGTTCCGTTTTGAGCTTGTCTATTTCTTTCATCAGTTGTCTGTGTAAATCTTATTCTTGAATCTGTGTCAGATAGTGTTATAGTTTTATTATCGTCTCCAACTATAATAGGTACTCTTTGTTTTGCTAATACTTCTGGATTAACAAGTCCAAGATCAGGATCCAATATAATATCTGCGGCATTAGTATCGGATGGATCATCAGGATCACCAGCATATTTATTATCTGGAATATATGCGTACTCTACACACAAATCAAAATTAACTACCGCACGTTTTAGATTAATAAGTAAATCTCTAAACCATTTAAGAAATTCTATATTCTTATTCTGCGCAACTATGTCTGCTTGTTTAGACCAATAACTTTTTTTACCAGAAAGAAATCCTCTTATTTTATCCATTATTTCATCAAATAAACCATAGTCACTAACATACGTTTTTACTATATCTAGAAACTGTTGAAATGGTAAACACTTAGTCCATAATTTAGATGCGTCATCGCTTTCATCTATCCAATCCATGATGGATTGTAATACTGAATCTCTAATAGTATAGAGTGTTTCTTGTAGTAAAAGTAGTATAGCTCCCATTAGAGCACCAAAAATTTCTTTAATAAAGTCTGGAATAAATATAATTATGGCTTGTAGATCTCTTGAAATAAACGCAAGAATAAAATCTGTAAATACAAGTAGCTTATCTAAAAATTTTCCAAATCCAGTATCAGCGATAATCAATTCTCTAGTTTCTTGGTTCTTTGGATTAATAGTAGATTGATAACTTATCCATATCGCATTAATTAAACAACAAAGCACTTCAGGATCATTAAACCATCCAGCCATTGTATTTAGCATTTCAGTAGCAAAACTTTTAAGAATAGGCTTATCAATTTCATTTACTAAGCCACGAAGAATAACAGCTCTTTCACTTAAATATCTTCCTGCTGGAGTTACCCCTGCTGTAGTCGAATATAAGCTTTGAAGACTAAGATTATTAATAGCATCATCCGCTTGATCTATAATTCTAGTAACTGATTCAATATCTTGGTTAATTGAATTAGGATTAGCTTGTTGTTGATTAGCTGCCATTCGTTTTTCCCGCTGCTGTTAATTTATTAGATTTTGCATTATTATATCTAAATGCATACAATTTATTTTCTAGACTTTCTGTTTTTTGTTTAAATTTCCTAGTAGTTTCATCGTCTTTTAATACTCTACAAAGAAATTTTTCATACTCAACGTGCTCTCTTAATTTTCTAATAGCAGGTAAAAATAGAACTGCCCCTGATACGTAACCGTAATCATTTTTATGCATATTTAAACTCCAAAGTTTTCTCTAACAACAGTTCCTAGATTAGTTTGTAATGTTGGATCATTTGCAGACGGTTGTTTTGAACTATAAGATGCGTCTTCTACAGCTTTAATAATTCTTGATGCCATTTGTAGACATTCAGGAGACATTCCCAACTTAGTTGGAAAATCGTTATTTACACCTTCTATAAATTCATCTGCTGTTGCACACGGGATGTCAGCTAATACATCGAATCCATCATCCGAAACTTCGTCGCCTGCTAATCCATCTGGACCATCTTCTTCTGCCACTGCTTTTTTAGAAGGACAATTATCATCTAGGTCTTTACAGTCTATTTCTACAATTGGATCGTAATCCTTTTTTTTCCATAATTTTATTGGAACCACACATAGTAATATAATTCTTAATTTATTTAATAGTATATTAATAGGACCTTTGGCGTCTTTAAACTTGTTTTCAGGTGTACCAGTTAGTAATTCAGTTGGTTTCTTTTTAAATCTTCTATATCGTTTATCTTTCCATTTAATACTTTTAAAGAAAAACAATAATCCATCAATTGGTATGGCTACTATCATTCGAGACGGATTTATTATAGATAGATCTACTAAGAATTTAGGCCATATCATATTCCACCATAACATAAGTAAAATATGAAGCATCATATCTAACATATTTCCTTCGAAATCATCTAAGATTTCTTCATTGCGTGGTTTTACTGGAGTTTCTGGTAAACTAGCTACGTTATCTTTAATACTAAAAAAATCTGATACTTGTGATGTGACTTGATCGCAATCCATCCACGGACCATCGAGATGCCCATCTCCAACTAATGCTGCTAATACTGGATCTTGTCTAAAAGTCATTAACGGCGCATGATCTACAATTGCTAATGCTGTATTAAATACTTCTTTAGTAATCGCATTTTCTCCACCAAGTCTTTGTACGGCTTTTAATAAATTTTTATTATCGACTGGAATTTTCATATCTTTGGTTAACTGATCTGACATATCTTCTAATTGTTCTACCAAATCTTCTAATTCAGCGACATTATTTATTAGTTCATCTACTTCTTTATTTGGATCTTCTACCAGTTCTTCTGTACTAGTAGATACGGCTGATGTTGTAGTAGGTTTAAGAGGAAACTTAATTCTACCTTCTACATTTAAAAAATTACTAAATGCTTGAGCTACGTCTGAAGGAACTTCCCCTATTGGTAAATTATTGATATCAATTGGCATTAAAAGCTCCTATTTCCAAACGCACCAGTAGAAAAATTGATGTCTCTTCTACCAAATGCTGGCATTTGAACTCGTTTTGGTAGATGTTTATTAAGATAATATTGTTCTTTTTCTGGATCAACTATACCATTAAATCTATGATTTTTAATTGGAGTGTTTTCTATTTTCATTTCTCTTCTTGGATAATATGCCATTCTTGGATCCGATACTGAAATTAAATTCTGTATAAAAGTTTGACGTAGAATATCGCCAAAATTTTGTTGGAATCCATATATAGCTAAGTTAAAAGCATCTAAAATATGATCTTCTCCTTCATAAGAAAATTCACCTCTAGCAGTTATATTTTTAACTCTATATCCTCTTAATTGGCCAACCAATCGAGTCGGTTGATCTTCTTCTTTAGGTAGTATAAACATATGTTCTTCTAAACTTAAAACAGAAAAGTTAACCATAAGAGATTTATTGCGTTTTTTAACTTTTTGTCTGGATATATGATCCCAATGTTCAGTAGTAGCACCAGAGTCTATTACTCTTAATTTTTTTTGAAGTTCTAGTTCTGGATGTTTTCTACCAACCAAACTTAGTTCTTCTATATTAGTGTCGCCTGCACCATAGTCCACATATACATAATCTATTTTAAATTGTTGTAGTAACCTAATAATTTCTGCTCTAGTCATTCGCTGTGTAGATTCTTTTGATTTAATTCCTCTTCTATAGAATAGTCTATATTTATTTGTAAAATCAATAGTAACATCTTGACTTATATCGTCATCATAATATGTTACAATTGTGGGAGTAGTACAATATTCTAGTAATACGATTTGGCCGCCATTAACATAACTATTCCAATCCACTCCAATAATATATTTATGCTCAGATTTTTGTGGAAAGTTTGGAGCAAATACGTCAGAATCTTCAACAGGAATATTTCTTCCATATTTAACAAGAGATGCATTAATCAGATGATGTTTATACACTCCACCATATTCTTCACCAAACTCAGCACCATATTCTCGCGCATATGCATCTGAAGGAGTAGTTGATTTAACCTGGCCTTCCGTAGAATCATAGATCGGCATGCCCATTTCTTTGGCTTGTTCAATTGATATCCATCTATCATTATCTGGATGCCATGATGGATAATGTCTATGCCACCATCCTAATTCTTCACTACGTGTACAGTTATGCGTACAAAGATTATGCACATTATAAGTGTGTGTGCGCTCAGTTTCTAGATTATATACATAATCGTCGTAAAATTCGTCTCTAATTTTATTAACTCTTACCCAGTACATTCCATAGTACTTCTTAACAAACTTACTTATTCGTGTACATTGATATGATTCTTTATGGTTTAAATAAGCTTTTCTGGTATATAGTCCTACAGGAGCATCGTATTTATAAGATAATTGTGCTAACTGGTTAGCTAATATCTTGGACGTACTAGTAAAGGTAAACTGTCCTTCAAATGATCCAGTTCCATCTCCTTTAATGAAATTTTTAAGAATCCATAGTTCATGAGATGAACCCAGAATAGACGAGTTAATTCGTTTCTTGTCAGAATATTCTCCACACAATTCTATAAACACGTAAGACACCCAAGAAGAATACAATAAGATCATTGTAGAGTTATCTTTAGTGCTCTCTAGTATTTTTGGAGTTTTACCAAATAGTTTGTATATGAGATCGGCACATTCTGAAATATATTCTATCTCTGATTTATTAAATGTGAATTGAATACCTGAATAGATAGAGTAGTCTTTCCTAGAAAAATCCTTTAATATATTACCTTCTGCTAGATAGAATCCAAGTAATTTATATAAGTCTTCTGATCTATTACTAGCAAGAAACTCTTGTGCTTGAATGAGATTCTGTCGTTTTCTGTTATCGAAAGGCCATAAATCGCCATATTTCTTTTTATCTTTTTGATACTTATATAGGTGTCTTCTCATTTGAGTTGACCCAAAGAACATTCTAGCAGTTTCAGCTTTTGTATGATCTTTTGAATATGCGAGACAATTAAGTCTTTTCTCTTCTCTTTTAGTAATATATTTGTTAGTGTTTAGTTCGATTAGCGAAGGAATATGTTTTTCTACTGGAACACTCACATAGTCTCCAACTTTAATTTGATCAGCTCTAGTAAAGTTAACATCTAATAGTTTTATTTCATGGTTAGGAGTACATTTTAATTCGCCGAGAGCAGTTTTAATAAGTTTAACAGTTCCTGTATAGGGTTGTTTATAAGTAGTGATTACTTTTTCAGCATATCCGTCTTCACCAAACACATAGTCACCGTTCTTAATAGTTTGTATTTCTTGTAAACCTTGTAAAGTGTTTACTGACAATGACTTACAGAAACACCAATCATAAAATAGTTCACGCTTACCTGTTGGTGTAGATGATACTCTTAATTTACAATCTGGGTGTCCCGTCCAAATAGGCATTAAGACTTCATCAATAATTTCCCTAGGAATAGCATCCATCTCATCA